CGGCTGATTTAAGCGCGGCTTTAAACTCCTCCCAGGTATGATCCGTATGATTATAGACAAAAGGATTCGGGCATATTTTACCGGTGACATCATAATGCCGGACCACCCGGTCTGCCGTTATCTTGTATTTTTCCATCAGCTCTCTGGTCAGGGCCACAGCCGAACGCACCGTGGCATCCTCAAAGTACCAATCCCGGCTGGTTGCCGCCTGACTTCCTTTGTTTCTGACACACAGCTCAATTCCGATACTGTTGGAATTGCGGCACTCGGGATGCTTATATATGCCATCCTTACGGCCGCTGTGCCAGGCTATATTTTTATCTTCCACGCTTTGCCAGATGCTACCATCAAAATCAACATAGTAGTGGGCGCTGGCGCCAATATGCTCACTGGCATAATACTTGCAATTGGCTTTTGCTCCGCCTGTAGCCCCTACATAATGGATTACAATGTACTTGATACGGCTAATCTGACCGTCGTTATAATTGTATGGGGTAAGCAGTTTATTAATCTTCATCGTCCACTCCCTCCTGACCATAAAATCCCATCGTATCCGGGTCTATGGCCGCCCGGAAGTCCTCCAGATTCTCTGCCGGTTCCGCTGCCACTTCGGTCTGCAGCTGTTTAAACCACTTTTCTCCAAGTTCTCTGCTCTGTTCACTCTGTACCATTATAACCTCCTATTAAAAAAGGCCCGGGACATCCTGGGCCTTATGCACTGTTGCGATATCGCAACTTATACTGTCTCTTCCACCGGCGCCTCTGTCTACTTTTACTGATTGTCTTTAAGCTGCTTGTACATCTGATTAATACCTGTAGCCGCAAGGCCAGATACCGCACCGACAGCCGCCGCGTTGATGATGTCTTTCGCCGGGTAATCTGACATCGTATACATGCCTACAACGCCCAGAGCGGCCCCAATAACGCCGCAAATCACCGGCAGCCACTTGTTGTCTACCGATGTCGCCTTGACGGCCATAGCGGCCAGATAACACAGTGCTGTGATTCCTGCTACACTTGCAATTCCAAAATCCATAATTATTCCTCTCATTCATGTGCCTGCTGGTTGATATGTTTCTCTATTTTATTGATAGCTTCTGTCACGGGGCCATTGCACCCCTGTTCTTTCAATCCCTTTAAGCAAGCCAGTACCCCATACGTAAGCAGGCACTGTTCTGATTTTATCTGTTCGATTTCTTTGTCCTGTCTTTCCTGTTTTAAAAACCACCTGTGGGCTGCAAAAACGGCCGAAAAAATGGCAGCCAATGCTGTCATTGCACTGGCTACCGTTATAATTGTATTTGTGTCAATATACATGGTCACCTCAGTGACAGGACAGTCCCAAAGGGCCGCCCTGTCCATTTTAATGTCGCAACTATTCTGCTGCTGGTCCAGTCGCTGCGGGTGTTTCCGGATGTTTTAACGGCGGCTTGCTTTTTGCCAGCAGCTCCGGGTCAGCTCCCGGCCCTTTCGCCGGCGGGGTCTGCGGATGGTCATAGCCGCCGCTGCCCTTTGCAATCAAGTCCGGGTCTCCTGCCGGGCCATTAATACCAACATCACAAGTACAGTCCGTGTCCGGTATTAAGTGTTTGTAGTGGTTTGCATCATTGATTTTGTGTTTCTTACAGTTTGTCATAGTTTTAATCTCCTTTTCATGGCTTAAATTATAAAATAAGGGAGAGCCAATCGGCTCCCCAGGTTACTTATTATTCTGTTTTATTGATTATCTGGCTGAAAACCTGGTGCAGGCCGGTACTGGCAAGTCCTGTTACCGCCCCGTACACGATACTTTCCAGACTGACCGTTCCGACGGCCACACATCCCAGGATTGCTCCCAGAATCGCCAGGATGGATGGAATGTATTCGTTGCTGACCGCATCCAACCACTTAATGTGCTTAATGCAGTAGCCGACCACCAGGCAGGCCACTAAAACAACTGGTATGTAATGCTGTGTAATAAATGTTAAATCCATCTTTTCCTCCTTCGCTTTAATGGAATATCCCCTGCTGAACCGCATAAAAAAAGAAACTGACTAGGGCGGTACCTACCATGCCAATCAGGCCATAGATACTTCTTATCTGCTTCTCAAGTTTTTCGCAGAGATTGTCAATTTTTACGTCCCGAGCTGCCTCATGCAACTCCAGTTTGTCCAGTCGATCCGCATGGTTATTAATGCGTATTTCGTGGGTGTTGATTTTGTCGATGATTAATTCTTCATTCACATATGATACCTCTCTTTCTCGATTATAATTCGCCTTACCGCCAGCAAACGCTCTCCGTAAAGGCTATTCCTACACCTTGTACGGGAAGACAGTTACTGGGACGTTTGAAGGATATGTATCCTCTCCATTATACTTTTTTAATAATGGTACATGGTCCAATCTCCAAACTACTGGGATGACAAGTACCACACTAGATTCCAGCAACTTAATATTGAGTGTTTCCCAGATGGGAAGACTAAATCAAACGGTTGACTTAACAAGTTATAAATACTTAAAAGTAAAAGGCAGGTGTGGTAGTACCCCGGTGAACGGATACAAGTTTTCAATAGGAGTGTCTAAGTCTGCATCTGCAAAGGAAACAGATATGGCAAAACTTAATGTACTTGATACACGATCAAACGGGCCAGAGTATAATATACTTGACATATCATCCTTAAGTGGTAATTATTACATATATGTGTATGGTGTCTACTACAGAGGTTCTAGTGGAAATTTAGGCCCCGATAGGGGGGGGGTATCTACGAGATATTTATGACTTTAGCTTAAATGCCAGTAACTCGTTACTTACGAGTTAGATAGGGATATAGTTCCACCCATTATTCCATTATTTTTGGTAGTGCTTGCGCTTCTTACAGACACATAAATAAAATACATCCCATTGTAATTTGTGACATCCAGAATTACGTTAAAATTAGTAACAGTACTATCAGCAAGCACCTCCGCCCCATATGTAACCCCGCTTCCATCTGCTTGTAAAGATATCCCTACTTTAGTGTAGTATTGTGAGCCTGACTTATCATATGCTCTGGGGACGAATAGTTTTAAGTATTTATATGACGAAACATTTACTGCTGTATTAAGTCGGCCCAACGTGGAACCACCATTACTACCACAAAACACGTTTATGCTTTTTGGACTTGTAATCCATGAAAAGAAACCAGTCGAGGTGCCTATTTTGGTTGCTCCTGTTTCGTTCCCGGTAACATCAGCAGGAGAAGATAACCATTGTTCCAACGTCCCAGTAACTGTCTTTCCGTACAAGGTGTAGGAATAGCCTTTACGGAGAGCGTTTGCTGGCGGTAAGGCGAAGGCTGGAATGGTGTAATTGCTTGTCATGTATTTGCCAGAACAGTTTGCAGTTACTGCTGACGTGGAGGGTGTCAATGTTCCTCCCGCCTGGCTGGGAATCGTCCCAGTGATTTTACTACCGTTTACCCATGCCGTTCTTCCGGCAAGGATATGCCCGGCTGCCGAATCGCCAGGTGTCTGGCTGGCCAGGCTTTTTGCTGTCACTTTTCCACCACCGCCGTGTTTTCCACCAGGAACTGTCACTGCAGAGCCGGCCACCAGTTCTGAAAAGTTCCAGTTACCTTGGTCCGCCATCGTCCCGGTCAGCGGCTCCCCGTTTTTGTCCACGATTACTTTACCGGCCAGAACATCCTCTGCGCCGGCTGTTATTACATCCAGGTCGACACCGCCTCCGCCGCCCGGCATCAATATTTTCCCCATGCGTTACACCCCCTTCAATCCCACAAGGCAATCTGTTGCCGGCTTCTTGTATACTTTAAATGTAGCCGTCCCATTTCCCAGCGATGCAGTTCCGCTGGAGATAATCCCAAATGCCTTTATATACGCCTTCTGGGTGGTGACGCTCGCCCCATCAGCCAGCGCACTAACCAGTATCGCATCCAGGTCGGCCGTAGCTCCTGGCACACTTACCGTCTGGGTGTACGGAGCAGCACCACCCTCCCACCCAGATGCCGTTAATGTTACTTCGGTCACATGGTTAATCCGATTGATAGCAGTATTGGTGGAATTAATATCATTAGCCCCAAACCGATCGCCTTCCTGTGTATAACTTGTCTCATCTGCAATTCCGGATGTCCCGTCTGAATTCTGGGTAATGCGCCACTTCCGTGCCCCATCGTACATCGCATCCTTATAGTCTGTTTTTAAAATCATTTTAAAAAGCACCTCCATTTAACGTAAAGGCCAGCTTCTTCCGACCGTTAATCCTGCTCTGAATATTGTTGTGTATAAAGCGGCATGCCTCCTCAATCCGGTTCAACTCCCGCCAGTCGATAAATGGCTGGTTATCATAAAAAGTCTGCCGTTCACCTATCACAAATGGGAAAGTGCCTGTGCGGATATGGTCAAGATTGGCCTCGAACCGGTTTATCTCATCCGCATAAAATCCATAATCCTGGTACGTCTTATCCTCCCCCATCTCTTCGAACGGAAAATTCGGCCAGAGGACAAGTGCCTGCGACCTGATTTCAATTAGATTTCCCTTTATGCGATTGTAATCTTGTATGTTAAAAAAATCATTTTCCCGCCAATCTGTTTTTGGCTGTTGCCACATTGCTCATATCCCTCCTTGCCTTCATGCTCCCTGACAGGGCGCCGTTAAAATTAAGTGTGTGGTCGTAAATCCTCAGGAGCAAATCCGGGACATACCGATTCTCTAAAAACACAATATCGTTTGCATCTATCCTCGGTTCTCCGCGATAAGTCAGCGCATATTCCCGATCCGCTTTCATGTAATCGCCGATCCAGTCCGCCAGATCTGCAGCATGTCTCGCATCTGACACAAGCGGGTTCTCCCACATCTCCAGACTGCCGGTTGGATTCAACTGTCGGCTGACCATTGCCTTCGATTTTCCATATTCCCTACCAGTTATTGCCACCTCAGCCACCCCCTCCACGCCGGTTACTTCCACGGTAGCATAATAACTGCTTGATTCCACAATCTCTGCCGTTTGCCCAGCCTGCGGCTCTGTGATAACACAGGACAGATCATATGACGGGGTCGAAAAGTAGAAGGTGTAACGGTTGTCTATCGCAGACAACGTAATGGTTTCCTTCGCCAGTTCCTTTTGTTCATCTACCGGATTGTACAGGGTCCGCATCACCTGCAGCTCCCTGGTTTTCTCTACCTGTGTTCCCTTCGGTGTCTTCGTCAGCTCATGGCCATATTCCAGCACATAATCTGTACTGTCGCCAAAAGAAATATGATTCAGCACAACCCTGTTATCCGGGCAGCCTCTGGTAAATTCCAGGACCAGCCTGTCAAACTCTGGAAATTCATGACTAATAACCGATAACGCCTCCAATACGGTTACACTGTAGCTTTCCTGAAGCTCGTCATTATAATAAGCATGAAATATCATCTGCTCCGGATGATTTCGCCCAAATTCCATCGTCAGGCCGAAGCATTTAAACGCAGCCTCCAAAACAATGGTAATGGTTGGATTCTCCGAAAACAGTCCATTCTCATCAGCTGTTTCCTCCGATATATAACCGGTATCCAAGTAAGCAGTTCCCTCAGCCTGCCGGGGCAGAAAATATTGTGTCGGCCTTGCGTCCGAATAGTTACGGACGGGCATCGCGTAGTCCGCCTTATCTGCTCCATTCAAAACGGCGCCGGCATGTGAAAAATAGGTTTCATTGTCTGAGTTGGCAACCATATCCGGAATAAAACTGGATTTCAAATAAATATCTCCGGAGCGGTCCTGATACAGAATGCAGCGGCCCGCATTAGCAATAATCTGCAGTGCTTCTTTGTGTGTAACAACCGGCATAGGATTCTTTACCAGTACATCCTTCAGGTATGGGTCTAGCCAGTACGTCCGGTGATCCACGCCGGCGTCGTCAAACACATCTGTGGCCAAATCATACAGGCTGATACCAGACTCCCGGTACAGCCCCTTATGATATGTCGCGTTCATTCCGTCAAAACGGTCGGACGCAGAAAAACTCATTTCTTCATCATCCGCAGACCATTCTTTTAGGGACACAGTAGCACCTGGCAACCACTCCACTGTCCCGTCATCCAACTCCTGGCCATACAGCACCGATATCTCCTGCCCCGGTTCCAGGAAATTCACCGTACTTTCGCTGTTCTCTACATCATAGGCACGGTCTTTATTTTCCACCGTCAGGTTAAAATCAATCGTCGGCAATTCCTCTGATATAGGACTGATATGTTCCTTCTTGCTGGCTGACCTGATTTTTTTATTATCAAAGTAAATGCCGATCCCCATTGTCAGCTGATGAATGCGGAACCGGCTCCGGCCATTTACCATGACTGATGGCGTAAACCGCAAAAACGTGGCTGCGTTAAAAATTTCTTCCGTCACAAAATGTCCGTCAGCATTCCCAATTATCTCCACTGTGTTATTATCTGATTCAATCGTAAAATCCACTGGATACGCCTTGCCAAAATCTATCGTCAGCCCCTTGATATCGTACTGTATCGGAAAACGAATCAGGATACTCCCCGTCAGTTCTTCTGTTACAATCCCTGCATTTAACACTACATCCTGCCGGTGCCGGGGCAGAAAATACATGCTGCCATTCACCGTGCTGTAATCTTCGTCGCAGGTGGCGTATAGTTCCGATACCGAATAATTATCCAAAGGCCATTTTAAATTACTGTAGTAGGTGTAATTGGTCGGTTCCGGAATAAAAGCGGAGGCCTGGGCCTCCTGGTTAATTAAACCAATTGTTACGCGCATATAGGAGTGGTTGCGATACTCCTTTTTCATTTCCGCTTTATAGGCTTGGCTGCATGCCTGCATTATTCCATCACCCCACAATCTACAATGTTCACCTTGCAGTCTCGGTACCTCGTCGGGAGGCCCCAGAAATCAAACTCTATCGGCGTAGCTGTCCGATTCCCGGGATACATCCGAATCGTTATCCAATTATTATGTACCATGTCAGGTATCCGGGCTGTTACCACAAACTTGTCAAACTCCTGCAACATAGCGGACCAGATAGCAGCGTCCAGAAACTTCCATTGCAGAGCGTCAAACTTATACTGGTCCCGGCCTACTTTTTGGCCGATGAACTCGCCATTCGCGTTCTTACCGTCGCTGACGTTCGTGGCCACTACCAGGTTCCCGCCAATATCGGGGGCGGGAAACTCTCGACCATTGATTGTAATTACTGCCATCTCACCGCCTCCTTACGTAAATCCATAGCCTGTGCGCTTCTCTAAGTCCTTTAGTTTCTTCCGGATTTCCCGGATGTCGATGTTGACCACCAAATCCAGATTCTCAATTAGTTCGATTATCTTTTTCAGCAGTTCCACCATGATAGACAAATGCTGCTCGCTTGAGTTGTCTGTTCCGGATGTCATTGCGACAGCTCGATTGACCATCTCCTGCATTATATCCTCTTGTGTATATGCCGGTGCCGTGCTACCGACCATTGCAAGCGGCGGAGCTGCATGATTGGCCGCATTTACTATTGTGGATACCAACGGCGCAATTGCACTTCGCATGCCGCCCTGCACTGCCCTGGCAATACCCTCGGTAATCTGCATGTTATTGGCCACGGCTGCGCGGCCTCCCCAACTGCCGACCATTTCAGGAATTCCGTCCTCCCGCGCCACAAACATCTGGCCAGACCGTGGGAAGCCACCACTGGCATGACCGGAAATTTCACTGGCTGGACCGGTGGAAGAACCGCGGCTGCCACCACCTTTTTTAGAACCACTACCACTGTCACTATCTCTGTCTTCTGCTTCTTTGGACTTCTTAAAAATGTCTTTTACGGTGTCACAAACGTCTTGCCAGATACGTTTTATTTCATCGACAATACCAGATAACCAACCTGCAATTTCATCCCAGACTGCTTTTAAGCCTTCCCAGAGTTTATTCATTACACCTTTGCCAATCTCGTACATCTCATCCAGCTTAAATACATCCTTAATTTTCTGCCATATAATGCTAAACCACTCTTTAATAGCGTTCCATTTGTCTTCTATTGTGGAACGGACATTGTCCCAGATTTCGGAAAGCTTATCGCGTAAAGCCTCAAATATCTTTGCTGCTTTGTCTTTAATACTGCTCCAGGCATCGCTTGTGTATGCTTTGATTCCATTCCAGACATCCTCAACCTTGATTTTAATAGCGTTCCAGATTTCAGCAAGTTTGTTTTTTAATACCGTAAAGAGGTTAGATGCGAGTATATTAATTGAAGACCAGATGACATTACCAAAGGCTTTGATTGCATTCCAACGTGCCTCCCATGTCTCTTTTATTTCTGTAAGTGTTGTATCCCAAATATTTTTAAGGAACGCTGTGATATCATCCCATAAGTCCTTCCACGTATAATCAAAATTGCCTAAAAGGAAATCTAAAATTGATGTGAAGAATTTTATGACATCAGTCACAAATCCCGAAACAACTCCCACTACCCATTCCAAAATGTCAACAATCACGTTAAAGGCCAAGGTAATATATGGAGCCAAAGTTGATATGAACCACTCCGCAAACGGTTTCAGATGACTCTCCCAAACTCCAATCAGCTTTTCAACTATTATCCGTACTAATTCAGCTACTTTGCCAATGAGGGTGCTAAAAGCATCAGCTATTTCTGCAAATGGGCCTTTTCGTAGGTTTCGAAAAGCGTCTCCGATGTGCTGTAAAGCCGGTAATAACCACTCATTGAAAACTGACAGGATAATGCTAATGGCCTCTGATATAACAGATGCAATAAACCCAAATACTGGTTGTATAACACCGGAATATAAATCATTTATTACTTGCCCTACATATGTAAATGCGTCTGCTATTAAGCTCGTGATAGGTGAAACAGCGGCTCCAAGCCCTGTTAATGCTTCGATTATTTTATCTTTGTTATCTATGATAGGCTGTGTAAATAAGTTCAGAATATCTTCGGATATACTCCCAAACAATTCTAATAGATTTAACGCAGTGTTTGAAAATACCTCTATAATATCAGCGCCAATCTGCTTAAAGTCTTCAAGCCGCAATACAGCTATTAACTCACTAAGCGCTTTAAAGGTATTACCAAAAATAGTTGCAAGTTCAGAACCAATATCAAAGCAACTTATTAGTTTCCTTTTTATAAATTCACGGTTTTTATTCAGATATTTATTAATTGAACCAACTAATACATCAGCTATCGTAGCCCCCACAGAGGCAAAACTTCCAGCTATTTTCCCTAAATTATAGGATAATTGATTAACGAAATTGTCGGCTGCCTTCAGAACTGCCGGATCCGTAAAAATATCCTTCAGACTTCTTTTGATTCCGTCAATTGATGACTGGATGCTATCCAGGACTGATGTGTCGCCAAAGCCAATTTTAAACCCATATTTAAAAAGGTCGGCCAGCTCCTTCACCTTATCAATCAACGCTTGATACTTGGCATCCATCTCGTCGACTGGAGAGGTATCAATCTCTCCCATGTCAAATTCATCTGCGTCGTAGCCCCCACCGGCCCCTCCACCGCCTCCTGAACCAGAATCTGATGGCTGAATAATATTCAGTTCATCGATACCTGTTGTCGCACCTTTGATGTCTTTCGCGGCTTTCTTTGCTGCTCCACCGGCTCCGCCCATTGCAGCGCCGGCATTATCCGCCGACTTCGCCACAGCCTCCATACCGGCCGCAGCCACCGACACTCCTCCTCCGGAACCCTTCTTTCCGGATATCAGGTTCGTAAAGGCCTTAAAAGCATTGGCCAGAGACATCAGCTTGCCGATAATCGTATTGATTACCTTGATGACCGGCGTAAGGACATTGATAAGCCCCTGGCCGATGGTGGCCTTCAGGCTGTCAAATTGCAGTTTCAGTATTCGGACCTGGTTGGCCCACCCATCAGCGGTTCGAACAAAGTCCCCGGATGCCAGGGTAAGCTGCTCTTGCACGAACTGATACCGCAGAGCTACCTTCTCAGCTTCGGACATTTTGGCAGTTACTTTCCCGTATCCATTGGCCAGGGCATAGCTGTCAAGGGCGCTTTGGGTCATTACAATTCCCAGGTCCTTAAGGGTTTCCGTTTCTCCTGTGAACACGGATTTCAGCTTTGTATAGGCCTCGTCCTGACTGATGTTGTAAAACGACGCCACGTCGCCAGCCAGCCCCGTCAGTGCCGTGGCCATCTCATAAGCTTGCTTTTCGCCAAAGCCAAATGCCTTCGCCATCGCTCCGAAGGTTCCAGTGAACTTCTTTGCCATCGTCTCTGATAAACCAAATTGCACCGCCGCATTCTTTGCGAAGTCATCAATCTGCTTTGACATGCGCGGGAACGTTACATCAACAACGTTCTGAACTTCCTGCAGGTCGGAGCCCAATTCGATACATTGTGCCCCAAAGTCTATCAGCTTCTTAACTGCAAAGGCAGCCGCCAGGGCTGCACCGGCTTTCTTGGCCAGCCCCTGGATGCCCTTCATCTGCTTGTCAAAATCGTTTTTATTAACTACAAGGTCAAGACCTATCTGACCAACGCTGTCAGCTGCCATTTACATCACCTGCCTTTATCTAAAAAACAGACATCGGCACATAATGGCACTACTTGTCCTGGTTAATCTTTATCTCAAACTCTTTTTTACAGCTCTTCCCCTTGCATCGAGCATACACTCCGGAAGAGATGGCCTCCGGATCATAAAAAATAGGCATCCGATACCCACAATACGGGCAGGACACCTGTAATTTTACTTTCTCAATCTCAACCACCTCCGCATATTGCCGCCATCATACTTTCAAGATGGTTCATCTGCTGATTATAAGTCTGCGGCCCCTGTCTGGTGCGTTCCGCCTGCCAGCTCCGCCAATCGTCATAAATCCGCTTTTGCTCTTTGGTAAAATGCTTGATTACATCTTTGTCCGTCTCTGACCGGATAGCCACCATACGCCCTAGGGCTGTTTCCGGGGCCATTCCGGCCAGGAGGGATTTAAATTCATCCCAACTGACCGATTCAAACTCTTTTGTTCTGATTCTCAACCCGTACTGTGACAGGAAACTGGATATAATCAAGTCCCAGTCTCCAAACAAATCATAGTACGGGTCACTGCTCTCCCGGCTGTTCATCCTCCCCTATAATCAGTCCAACTGCCTCCTGAACGACGACAATCAAGTCATTAAATCCCAGCTTCAGTTTCTCGATTTCTTTCTTGGATTTTTCGGGGAACATCAAATCATATGTTTCCAGGATTTCATTTACTCCCGGCTCTGCGCCTCCCATCAGTCCCATGACTTTCAGCATTGTTGGGGCGTCTGCATTTACCTCCAAGTGTTTTCCCTTAATCACCAGCGATGGGTTTCCATCAAATGTCAGTTTCTCTGTAATATCAATTATCTTGGACATGTTCTTCCTCCTCTACAAAACCATTAAATTCGTTCTCATATATTAACTCTGAGTTTTCCTCTCTTCATTCAGATGGCTTTGACGCCGGCGTGAACACAGGCTTTCCATAACAGGTTACTTCGAATTCCAGTGCATCCAGTGCTGTGCTGTCTCCACCTCCGGGTGTCGTTACGTTTACAACGCAGTCAAATTTCATCTTTGCACCGGATACCATTTCCCACTCAAATTTCGTCATTGCATCTTCACCCATACAAAGCGCAAGACCCGCAATATAATCGTTGCCCGGATCGCCCGCGCTTCGTTTACCCTGGAAGGAAAAACTGAGTTTTTTCCCTGTCACTGCGGACTTCGCCCATCCTTCCGCGTCCATCGCGTACCACTCTTCCGTTGTTCCATCAATGGTAGGGGCAAAGTTGGTCAAATCTTTCGGTACTACCATTTCCGCGTCTGTACTAAGCAGACCGGCCGTACCAAATTTAAATTTGTTATTATGTACCGGATATACTGTTCCGTTCATTTATTTCCTCACTTTCTCTGATAAATAAAATCCAGCCATATCACATACTCATACACCCCGCTATCATCCGTACCGACGTCCTGTGGTTCCGGGACCATCAGGCGCAGGTAATTGATATGGGTGTCTCCTATGGACAGGCTGGTTACACTTTTAAGTTTCTCAAATAATTTGTAGGCTTCCACCTCTGACTCACTCTTACTCTTGTTCCAATGCACAAGCAGGGAAACTGGCTTTATATCATAGGTGGTGCAGTCTACCCCTCCCAAAGCAATATTCGGCATCCCACTGGTTGGGCGGCTGTACACGCCGATGGATTTCTGTTTTTTATTGTCCATCTTGCCGATGTACACATTATCATCCGCCGCTATCCCAAGACCTGCGATATAGCCGCGGATATCATTGATTGTAAGCATCACACGCCACCAACTTTCTTGTAAAACTGTTTAAAGGCATTCGGGGCAAAATTCGCTCTACTTCCGCCAGACTCCCAGTCTTCATACCAGTGCCCCTTTGCGTTCGGGTTTTCTTTCGTCTGAAAATTATACTCCGGATGGTAATATAGCCGCCGCGCATAAGGCGTACTTGATACCAGCGTCACTTTTCCCATCTTGGAATCGCCGTAATCTACGAAGGTACTTTCGTTTTGCAGGTTGCTTGTATCAAACGGAAATACTTGTGCCTGGACAACTTCGGCATGCAATTCCTCGCCGGTCATCTCTAAGGCTGTTACCGCCGCCTGCGTCAGCTGTTTAATCCGTGGGAAGTTCATCTTCACCGTTGATTTTACCTGCATCAGACCACCTCCAACTGACAATAATTAACCGTACCGTCTGGGTTCCGGGCCTTCATCCCTTGCTCGATGCGGCGTTCCTGACCGAAGACTGTCACTGTCCCACAGCTCAATGCCGGCATCTCCGGTGCGATGTCCCCCGGAAAGAGCGCAGTACCTGTAATCTGCACCAGCTTCTTCTCTGCCGTCAGGATCGTCTTCGCCCGGTCCTGAAAGTTGCATTTTAATTCCAGATCCGCCGTATACTTCGGGCTGCCCTGGTTGTTCAGTTCTTCTGATTCCAGATGAACGTGGATATCCGTCTTACAAAGGCGTTTCGGCACTAAACATGGGTATTTCATCTCTCACCTCGCTAACCGGCAGCACAGGCCTGTCTGTGACAGCAGGGCGTACACATCGCGACGCATTGCCACACCTTTATCTGTAAATACGTTCCAGGAACTTCCAAATTGTGCCGACACCCCGTTGATACTGTAGCCCTGCAGGATGGTGTTAATCTCATCCGCATTCTCAGTCTCAAAGTCCGCCTGCTGGCAGACCACTTCCCGGATTACTTCTTGCTGGAAGTCCGTCAGATTGGAAAATCCCCGGCCTACAACCCTGTTACAGGTCAGGGAATCAATGTGGCGGCTGGCCTGCTGCAGGGCCCTTTCCAGGCCATCTGCCGGCACCGTGCTGCCTTTATAGGTATCTCGGTAATACTCCGGTGTTGCATAAGGTTCATAGGGCATATTATTCCCCCGCTTTCTTCCCCTTTGGCGCCTCTGATTTTGTAGCCTGCAACATTTCAATCTCGGCTTTCAATGCCTCGATTTCAGTGCTTCTCTCAGCCGCAAGTTCCTGAAGACGTCCAATTTCCTTTACCGCTTTCATATGGTCATCATATGGCACTGTTTTTCCACGGCCATAGGCAAGTACCGTTCCACTGTCATCCAGAATATCAAAACCACCGTCCTGGTATCCTTTTTTCTGTGTCTCGTCGATGGTATATTCCCTGTTTCCTTTTACTGCTCTCATATGCCCTCCTTACGCCGTGGCTTCCACATTCATGGCGCAACCTTCGACCTTCTTTTCAAGTAAGAACAGATCGCCATAGTTGCGGTTCTGATACAGGTAACCATCTGCCGTCCGGCTGTCAGTTCCCGGAGTAAACAGCTTGATGTAGCTATATTTGTCACGACATACCACGCAGGATGTGTGAATCAGGATCCAGTTAATCTGCTTTGCGTCGGCCGCGGCCACGCAACCAGTAGTAAAATCGTACTTTGTCTTCATCCGCGCTGCCGGTACCATCTTGATGGTCACATCGTCCAGACTGTGAACCTTGCGGTTGATTGTAGACGGAGATGTTACTGTCATCACTCTCTGGAGACCTTCGGCTTCCTTTACAATCTTATTCATGGTCGGGGTCACATACAGGATTCTACCTTCTTCCGGAACACCAGCTTCATCCATGTAAGCCATTTCTGTGTCAAACGCCTCAAGGAAGTTAGCTGCTGTAATAACATCCGTGTTAATTCTGCCTGAATAGGTAGTCATCTCATCATGGAGTTTGGAGTAGCGGTAGGAATCCTTTTCTGGAATTGCCTGTGTCGTCTCAAACTCATTCTGAATATTTGCCACAGACAGGGTAAGGTTTGTCTCGTCAATATCCATCGGATCCACCCAGAACTCAATATCTCTATCATGCTCCAGCTTCTTCGGAATCCAACTGTTGCTCAGCGTTCCGGTGTTAAATCCCGGAGTCCTGGTGTGGTCCTTGTAACCGGATACTGTCATAGTGGGAAGTTTAATCGTCTGTGCGTTAATAAACTTCACCTGCTGGTTGCTCTGTGCCAGCGCATCAGAGCACAGCTCCTTTGCGTACTTCTGCTGAAGCAACTGGGTAAACTGTGTTGCGTAATCATATACTGCCATGTGTTAAATCCTCTCTTTCTTATAATCCGAACGCCTTTTTCAAAGCGTCATCGGTCGTTGCCTGCTGCCCTGTTCCGCCAGAGGCCCCCACCTGTAAGAAGCCAGTTGTCCCTGACGCCTGCGGTTTAAGGGCCGGTACATCCTCCAGGACCTTATTCAGGGCCGTATTAAGGGTCTCCGTGTTGACTTTCCCATCCTGTCCTATAGCCTGGCTTAAGTCGGCCATCTTGAGCACATACGGGATAGTCTTGGCATCGAGTCCCAGACTGATGGCTGCAAGGGTTGCCTCCTTATCCAGCATGGCCTGCTGGGCCGCCGCCTGAGCTGCCTGCGCTGTCTGTGTCAGCGCCGCCACATCCGGCTGATTCTTGGCCTTCTCTGCCTTAAATGTCGCCATTGCCTGCTCGGCCTCTTCCTGGCTCAGCCCCTGCTGCTTAAAATAGGCTTTCAATGCCGTGTCTTCATTTGCTGCCAGAGTACCTTCCAACATCTGCTGGATTTTTGAATAATCAATCTGCGGCGGCGATGTCTGCCCGGTTGGTGGTGTCTGCTGTCCTGCTGCCGGCGGCTCTGTTCCTCCGGCTCCGCCTGCCGGTTCTGCAAATAACTGTAAATTCATCGAAAATTTCTTTCTCATTGTTTTTAGCTCCTTCCGTTTTGAGAGTGTCACTCTGCATTCCCATCCATTGTCATCAGTGTCACTGGCCGCGCACCTTTTTAGGCCATGTCGCGTTTTGGCACAAAAATAAGACGCATAACCCTGCGCCTCAAAGGGAGATAATTGGGATCACCTCCTATTTTTTTGACCGCCAGCACAATACAATAATTGTGAAGCATATGATCGCCGTAATCTGTACAGATGTTGCCATCGCTCCCACCTCCTTTATTGCGACATCGCAACAACATAAAAATACCACCGGCCATTATCGACTGGTGGTATCGCCTTTCTTTTTTAAAAACATTTCCATCTCCTCTTTCGTAGGCAAAGGAATAAATGTATTGTCGGTATGTACAATCTCCGTTCCCTTTGGATACTCGCTTATTGGACGATCTATGTCTCTAACGTTAACCCTGTTTTTTTTATCTGGCATCCTTTTACCTCTTTTCCACAAAATAATTTAACTGATATTTATCTGTGAGTTCTTCAAGAATCCGCGCCTGATATAAAATTGAATATTCATGTTCGTCTGTGATCCTCCCATCTATATAAGCCTGTATAAATTCAGGCTCCAACTCTTTTTGTATAGTGTCGTAGGCAGCAAATATTTTATCTGGCGAAGATAGTTCGTCCGGCCATGTATCTGGCTGCCTCAATACAAAAACACCATCTCTCCCAACCGCTCTTATCTCTTTCAGTCCACTCTCCTTCAACACGCAAATATCATCCGGAGAAAAAGTTGCTCCCAAGGGATGATTATGTGTTGAGACTCCATTTTTCATAAGCACCCATTCGTCATCTGTATAGATAACTTCATGCTGACCACCATGCTTTTTAAATAATTTATTTCCTCGTTCATCATACAATATGGCATATTCGCTTTTATGCCCAGCAATCGCAGCTTCATCCAGTCTACGCCTTTCTATTGCCTCATCTGTCCAACCTTCTGTTTTCATTATATCAGCTTGCCTATACTGTGCAAGTCTTTGTTTCCACTTGTTTTTCTTTTGCTGATATTTCTTTTTATTTTCCGGATGTAGAGAAAACTCTGCCAGCCTCCCGAATCTTTCCACCTGCCGTGCTGCATGCTGTCTCTCTGCCTGCCGCTGGTTAGTCTTTTCAATGGCCTCCAGTTCCTCTTTTGTCCAGGTATCGTCTGCCGTGGAGATTCCGGGAAAGTAGGTGGTATGGCTGTCCTTGCACCGTGGATGGTAGAGTCCTGCGGCAATAGCTGTACTCATCAGAGGGTAGGGGCCGTCTACCTTCTTGCCGCCGCTCCATACATCATCAATCAACACCTTACCGACGAATGGCAAGCACTTCGGGCAAGGATTCCCACGTTTGTTCATAATGACCGTGGCGAGCCCCCACTCTTGACGCTTCTCACCTTCCCCCTGCAGGTAAGCTCGCTTACTTGCTGTCCGGATAGCCATGTCGGCGTAATCGGCCAGTGTATGACGCGCACCGTTGGCATACTCCACACAATTCAGGCCACGGGATAACATGTCCCTGGTAGCCATGTCCACCGCTTTCTCGTAAGTACCGGCGCCACTGTTGGCATACACCTGGGCATTGAAAATGGCCTTCCGGTACTGGTCGTTAGCCATCCGCAATACTGCTGTCTCTGCGCGTTCCATGTCTTGAGTCGTTGCTTTGATAAGTGCTTCCAGCTTCCGGTCATTAAGTTGGAAAAATTCTGCTGTCCCCCGGGCAGCTTCCTTGCCTTTAAAACGCTTAAGCAGTGATGATGCTTTCTGCCGAAACGTCTTTCCGTCCATCTCTTCCAACAGATTAAACAGCTTCTTCGGCATGTTTGGGAACCGATATCCCCTCTGTATGGCTTTCAGTATCTGGATTTCCTGCTGCATGTTACCGGTCTGCCGTGCCTGATAGAGTAGTTCTCCTATCTGCCCATTTATAGACTTAAACTGCTTGCTGTACCGTTTCTGATTCTCCCGCTTATACTTCTCCAAAGCTTTCAGCTGCTCCGCCTGCCACATCGACCAGTTATATCCTTCTTTTGTTTCCTCGGCGCGGTGCCGGTCCATGTTACGTATCATAGAGGCTATCAATTCATCCTCGATGGCTTTTAAGGCGGCGCCGATATCATACTCATTATGTTGCACTCATCAGCGCCCCCTCCGCTCCATCAGCTCCGCCTTCCATGAGTTGGCAGCGTTTGTTGGCATACACCTTAAATCCCTGTGCCTTAAACTGCCGTGCCAGCTCTTTGAGCTGCGTGATGCTCTTGCAGTGGTCGCAGCGCAGCTCCGCATATCCTTGCTTCTCAACGGCGTAAATCCCGAACGGCACCTGCTCACTTGCCACCTGCAGGAGCCCCTGGTACTCCTCCCAGCCCATCTGGTACGTCCGGTTTATCACCTTGACCTTCATCCGCTCTTCCTCCCTCCATGTTCAGCAGGAAATCACCTGCAGCCTGATTAATTCCAGGATCCTCCATCTCTGCAATTCCCTGTTCAACTTTCAATCGCTTCACTTCCCCTGCCTTCCACGCTTCATCTTTATTATCCCCCCACATCTCTTCGACCTGGGCCTCTATGCTCATAATACTCGCACCGGGCCGCGCTTTGCTGAGAGTCTCCACCTGAGACTCAAAGGACGGGTTGGCATATTCACCAAACGGAATCTCCACCTTAATTTCCTCTATGGGCTGTTTAATCAAGATGTAATAGGCATTGATGCAAGTATCCACTACATCCGGCAGCGTTTCCTGCAAGGCTTCCACGATGGCGTTCCGGGTGTACAAGGTTGCCTTCTCCTTCTCCCGCTGCGCCTCGGCGTTGTCCAGCTTCTTCACATCGATTCCCAACGTACTGGGGCTGATGACGCCCTGTAGGCAGAGGTCCAGAGCCGTGCAGTAGGATGCTAGATAGCTGTCGTGAGGAATGGATGGCTGGTCTGTATTAATCCGGTTCTCCGCTTTCTCAGACATATCATTGTCCGATGCAAAGTATCGGCAGTCAAACGGATTTGGCTTTAAAATCTGTCCGGTCGCTGGGTCATGCGGTACCAGACACTCCGGTATGTAGGTTTTTGCCCTGCCAGCCCGAAGTGCATCCATCCACTGGGACCATGCCTCGTCAAAAGCGTCAAAACTGTCCAGCTTGCCGTCAAAAATAGAGTCTCCACGTCCCTCATACTTGGTTGACTCATACACCTGTAGCGGAACCGCCAGGATGACTGACTTATCAAAGACTGTATCCTTAAGACCACTTGTGACATCAATAGTGCTCATATCTACCTGCGTGTCGCCCTTATACAGCTCGTTGCGTATATATCCATAGCCGTAATGCTCATATAGGATATACTGCTGACTCCGGATATTATACGGTGTTTTAAATACCACCTCTTTCAGGCGTCCGCGCTCCTTGATAATCTCAATCCGTTCTCCTGGGTACCACTCCAAGATAGGATACTGACTGATGGCCGTGTCAATGGTCACCTTGTAGGCCCCGTCGCCGATGTATAAAACCTCTTTCAGACTCTTCTCCAAGGCCTTCCGAAACTTGTTCTCTTTTTCAATCTCCTTCCAAAGCTGCTCCTGAGCTGGTGAATCAAAATCAAAGTCGTTCATGTCGGCCAGGACAATCGCCGAAAGAATCCTAACGATAAGCCCGGGGAGGCCGGTATGTATCTTGCGCATCTCCATGCCCGGTGTACACTTGCTGGCCCAGAACTTATATTTATCCGCATATTCTGCCAGCTGCTGGTACATCTGCTCCAGCTCGTTGCTGTCTCCCCGATACCAGATACGGTTGCGGATGGCGTTCGCTTCGAAGTCCAGGACCTCGTTAATCTGGATGCCGCTCCCACTGGCCGGCACCACATTCAGCCAGCTGCGTACCCCTCTTTTGATATTCTCATTCAATGTTGATAGCCACCTCATTTCCCGGCCTCCTATTAGATTCTGTGCATTCTATCTGTAATTCCAAATACTCTCCAGGTACTGTTGCTTGGTCAGCATTAAATAGCATTGCGTGCGGCCATCCCTCTGGGCCCGGAAGAGTTACGATAATTGGAGTTTCTGTATAATCCTTACCGTTGATTTTTAAAAGTCTATTATCAAAATCAATTTCCAACCGTTGTATTTCCATTACTTCTCACCCTCCTCAAATCCTATCCCCTGTCGGTATGGAATCCACCCATACTGCGACGCATTGATGGTATGGTCGTTTCGGTCCTCCGGTTTATCCTTCTCATCGTCCCAGCTGTACCTGTCCAGTTCGGACAGATGCTCCACGCAGGTATCCACTACCAGGTAACACCCCTGCTGTATCCAGCCTAGCTGCAGGTTGATGCGGTCCAGTATCTCCAGTTTCTTGTATGCATCAAAGAAGTTATACAGACAGCCATGCAGCCGCTTGTACTTGCGCAACTCCGTGATAGTTGCCTGGTCCGCCGAGTCGATGAAGACATCTTTTGCAAATCCCCATTCCTGCCGATTCCGTTCCAGAAACTCCACAAATTTTACCGCAGTGTCTGATGGGGCCAGCGGAGTGGACAGGTCCGCATTGCTATAAACCTTCTCGGCCAGGATGATGAGCTTACGGTCCATCGTGATCCCCTGGAATATCATGGCGATGGTATCAGGCGACTTGCTGGAGTAGGATGTATCCAGCGCTGCAGAGAACTTTCGAAACTTTATCTTGCCGGCGGCAATCTGCTGTTTTACCCAGGCTGCTGTAACCACATGCTGCTTTCGGTCGAAGTTCGGGAAGATAAGACCGGTTGCCTTGCCGCGTAGGCCGAGAATCTTGTTCTTGTGAATCTTAGTCCCTACTGGCGTGTTCTGGATAATCTGCTGCAGCTTCTCCGCCGGCAGCCCCAGGTTATGGGTAAAAGAAAAGAACCAATGCACCCATCCGGGTTTTGGTTCCTCCCGTAATTCGTCCAGTATTTCCTTTGGCGTCTCATCCGCCCACTCTGGCAATGGCCTGGAACAGTTGATGTACTCCTTATACACATCCAGGCCAGGGTCATCTGGATTAAGCGTGGCCATCAGGTAATCGCTTCGCATAACAGATTCCCTAACAAACTCAATGTTCGCAGTGTTAATCTCATCAATGTACAGGCAGCCGTACTGACCGCCCAAGGCATCCTTCCATTTACTCTTGTTGCCATACCCCACTACAAATATGATTTTATCGCCCCCAGATGTATGGAAGAGGATGTGGGGCATGTTATAGCCACCGCCGCCGTTACCTTTGTACTCCACCAGTACACCGAAGTCATCCAGGATACCCAGGTCCTTCTGGATAATGTTCTTCTCGGCGGCTCCGGTATCATCTGCTGCAAGGATGTGCAGCTTCTTGGGACTCTCGGCAACCTTAAGCATAAACTTGAATAGCCCCACTGTCGTTTTACCGGCTGCCGTTGTCCCTTCCAGGAACTCCACCGGCGCATCACACCGAAGGAATGCCTTATACTTTTCCGACAGCAGTAATCTCTCTGCGCTCATTATCCACCGCCTCGCATCTGCTTAAGAAGGTCATCCAGCTTTGTCTTCTCGGTGTCAAGGCCGCCGGACAGCTCCAGTTTGTCTTTAAACATTCCCAGGTGACGGCCCAACATCTCCAGGGCCTTGAGCTTGTCTGCCATCTTAATCTCCCGTTCCAGCCCATCCTCTCCAAAGGTCTTGACCTTCACGGACTGGATAGCTGCAGTGTCTTCCTCGCTGGCATCATCCCGAAGCGTTGCGTCCTCGGCATTGATGACATCAGCAGCATTAACAAAGGCAATCTTGGCCAACTCCCGAACCACACGGTCTGCATTGACACCGGTACGTCTGGAACGCTCTGCCATCGCCCGGTCTATATGGGCGCGAATGTCAAGTTTCGTCAAGTTCTCACATCCGATGGCTTTCGCTGTATCTGGGCTGTACCCGGCGCGGATGGCGGCCTGAGTGGCATTCAGGTCAATTAGATATTCTTCTATGAATCGCTTCTGTTTCTTTGTCATTTAGGCTCACCTCTTTTTGGGTAAAGAAAAAGGGTTCTATACTGAATGTTGGGGTGTGCTGAAAAGCACACTTCCAACATTCTTTTCGTTGTAATAAAATACATCTATAAGAAGCCTCCTAAA